ATGCGATATGCTAACTATTCCAACCTTAATATATGAATATATATATTTACAAAAAGGAACGATGTTCATCTACGAACATCGAAACATGATAGGGTGAAATCCTTCCTCTCTTGAAGGAAATCTTCATACTCTGGGATATTCTCGGCTCGAATTCCGAGCGATTTAAGGCCTTTATTGGCATCTTGTCGAATTATCTTCCAAAGAGATGAATTATGGTTATGGATGCGTTCAAGCATCTTCTCTTCACCTTCCACCGTTATCGCTAAGTCCCTCATATCCGTTGTCAGAAGAACATCTACTACTATATAAGAATAGAGTTTTTGGTATTCTTCTTCTAGACTTCGAAGGGTTTCATCTACCTCAACAAACGAGTAATTCTGATTATCAAGAAACTTATAATCAGCCAATTGCTTATCAGCTAAGGTATGAAACTGCCAACCCGGAGTCTGTTTGAATTTCATGGGACGGATCTTAGGATCTATCATATTTTCCCGAACATACGTGGCGCACATCAGATCAAATTTCGTATTTTGATTTTTATTAAGGCTGCCAATGATTCCCTTATCCGGGACAAGACCTAAACCACCTAACCATTCAGGTAAGTAGTATGGTACATTAGCATCTCTCATGTTTGAATAAAGGATTTTACTCCTAATCTTATTTCCTTGAGAGTCCAAGAGCGCAACTTTGGCTTTGGTAACCCTTTTTGTCTGATAGCGATCTTGAGAGTTTTCCTTTCGGAAAATCTTAGATGCAGCTGCAAATAGTTCAGGTGGACATGTATTATACAGATCCCTATGGACTGGGCCTAACCGATAAAATGGTTTTCCACGTTTTCCACTCTTTTTCTGAGCATAGACGAGCCCCATATTCACATATTTAACAAGTGTATAAGGCTGATCGGAGACATTCCGATCTAAATCGTCTTCCCATTCGAAGATCTGCTTATAGGAATATTGACACGAATTTATTGTCAAAAATTCTCGTGATTGGAACGTTTTCCCAACTGAAGACATCAAACCAGCAAAGGCTGTTATCTGCTTCCAGTTACTGAAACAAAGATCTTTCTGACCAGGAAAAACACAATCATCTCCATTAACAAGGAGACGTGCTTTCTCATAGCCGTCAATTCTTTTGTCAATTACAGATAAGTTTTTATTCTCTGTAACTTCCATTGCGTACCTACACAAGGCAGCGTTGGCCAAACACAAGAATGGAAATGATATTATACTTCCCATTAATTGTCCTTCCTTTTGAGTTTTGAAGTACTCGTCCCTCAGGTTCATGCCATCACGATAGGAATCATTATAAGCTGGATCTAAAATTTTGTGTCCAGTCAGTGCTCTTTTCATTAGCACTCCTATTCGTTCGAGGTAGAGATTAAATTCATCCCTAGTTTCCCATGCATCTTTATCTACTTCCTCTCGCCATATGTCTAAAAGCTCATCTAAAAGACATTCTGAAACCCAACTATGGAGATAGTCCGTACTGGCTTTATAATCACCAGAAATGAACTCTTCATTAATCCCGAGTTCCCGTAATTGTTGATAAACAATTTCAGGAGTTACAGGAGTCCCTATAAGTTGAAAAACAGAAAGATCCTTGAGCTTTTTCCAAAGATATTTTTGTAATGGTTTGAGAGCCGTATAAGTTAACGGCGGACCAGCTGTAATACATCTGACCTTTAAAGGTTCAGGTAATCCAATGATAATGGTTAGCGGGTCTTCTAAAATAGCTGCATTAAGAAGCTGTGGATAAATATCCTTTTTCCAATGTGTGCAGAGTTCCTCAGCATCATAGTGGAGACCTAGAGTATCTTTAAGGAAGCCGTTCTCAAGAGCTTCCAAATCGATTTTTCTTTGATCTTCAACACCAGCCTTACCATACATCTCGGTGAGTTCATCACGCAGAGTGCAGGGTCCCAATCCAAATTTAATCTTATTTGTGATTAACGTTGGGACACCCTCTTCCTTAATATTCGGACTAATTCCAATTTTATGTAAGAAAGAAGAAAAGGCTCCAACTGCCCCCAAATTGCTTCTCGAGAAGTTATATTGAGAACTCGTAGAAGGTACAAACGGCTTGGTAAGTTCATCCCAAGTCGGCTTAGTTCCACGGAAGATTTCCCTAACGGTACGTCTAAGTTGGTAACAGATTGTATGTCTGTTGATACTATGCTCAAATACCCCGTCATCGATTTTAAAATCAGGTATGTCCGGGTGTTCAGTTGTTAACCAAACAAAGCAGTCACTTTCTGCCTGTCCCACCATTTCCTTAGAAACAGCAGGTGCCCCTTTTTTAGCTTGGGCAATACTTTGAGCGAAACTAATGTGCTTATTTCGGTTATTCTTTAATAGATGAATAAACCTCTTTCCACGTCCAAAACATAAGAAGGACGGATCTAAAAGATCAGGGTAGTTTACCAAACCCTTTGGAAACGGTGGGATCTCTTTTTGACCCATCACCGAGCTGAAGTAAGCATTGATTTTGTACTTAAATAAATCTTTCCAAGAACCTCTACCAGCTTCCAACACATATTGTAGGATACGATCCTTCAATTTGTTTTTGTCACGGGCAGATTTAGCTTTCGCATCTTCCTTATTCCCGGACTTTTTATAGTCGTCGCAGTATCCATATATTTTCAGAATATCATAGATACAAGTAACGAAACTATTGACCTTTTTAAGGTCCCCCTTCAGTAATTTTTGAGTGGCAACGCCAGAAATATTAACAGACTGAGGAGGGATTATTACGTTTTCCGATCTCGTAATATCGGACATCTCTTATTTTTGAATTGCTTACACAAGTAATTTAGAAATGTCAAAGTTTTTGGGGAGTCAAA